TCTCCATCCCATTTCTTTTGCCTCTTGGTATTCGGCTTCAGAGTCCACCGAGGCCATTAAGTGGGTGCTGTAATGCTGATATTCGGGGTGTTTCCACTGATGGGTATAGCCAGTCCAACCGTCGGACTCGAACGCCATGTTCATAAGAACATCGAACGGGATCAGTACCGTTTCACCGTAAGCCCCAAAGCGAATTTTGCGGCCGGCAAAGATGAACCGGTAATCGCGTTTATCCAGGACGGGATATTTACCGCGCTGGTAGGCGTTCCAGATTGCTAACGGCGCCTGAAATACCTTGACGTAGCATGTGCGGCCGATAACCCGGCCGGTTTCATCAACCGTTCCTCGATGCTTGCAATCGAAGCATACGATATCATCTTGCCCCATTCGAACGGATTCAACGGGGGATGCATCTTTTGGCAATATCCAGACTTGAACCATGTTGCCAGTCTTAGGGTTGTGAGTTGACATGGTAGCGATTACTACGTAGTTGGGGTTTTCATGCAGCACATAGCCCGACGGCCGGCTTTTGCGAGCTGGGTTGGTTGCGGTTGCGGTTGCGGTGTTGGTTGTTTTCATAAACCGCAAGCGTAAACGTGGTTTTCTCTATGTCCTGCAACGATTTAGGGGTGAAATGATTGGACTGTCGGAAAATAGCGAGCTATGGTTCAGACAGCGGTAGATTACGAGCTAACTACACGCGATATCAACGAGTTATGCGAAAGTACGCAAAAAACAGTGTTTGGGACACGGCCGTCCGATGTAGAAAGCATTTATTATCAGCGCGTTGCGCTGGTGCTACGTCACAAGCCGCTGAAAACAAGCAGCTTAGCTGATACGTTGAAAACAAAGGACTTAGCCGAAGCGGGGTGAAATGCGGTGCCAGGTTCGTCCGAGCGCGTGCCAGGAAAAAAGTGACCCTCCACTTCAAGGCCTCGACCCTCCACTTTGAAAATCGGTTTTGGGATCTCCCGCTCGGGTGCGTTTGAGGATCTCCCGGCGATATGCTAGTCGGCATGATTTGCCGTGAATGCGGCCGCGAGTGCAAGCTGGTTTGCCGCAGCTGCCAGGCGGCGCGGGCGCGCCGCGGATTGCTGTTGCATCAGCGCCGCTTCTTGCAGACCTGGCTCGCCGGCGAGCTGCCGCTGAAAGTCAAGCGCACGATTGATGGCGTGCTGCATCTGGAGCTGTTCGATGATCGCTGGCACAGTTACTGCGATGCGCCCATGTACGAAGTCACCGAACGCCAGCTGGTGCGCGAGGTGCCGGCCGAGCTGTGCGCCGGTTGTCGCAAAGTGTTCGATGAACTGGTGGCGAAAGCCGCCGTGGAGGGACGCTGATGCAGGTTAATATTCATTCCATTCTGCTGGTGTTGGCGATCGTGTGTTTCGCTGTGAGCGTAGGCGGCATCGCCTATAAGGGCGACAAGCTGACGCTGATCGCGGCAGGACTGGCCTTGTGGGCATTATCTGTGCTGGTCGGCTCAGCCTGAGCTATGATCAAACAGTCAACTAATCTTCTTTAACCAAACCCAAGTAGTCGCGTGCCCGCGCCATCCAAAGCTGACGCGGGCTTTTTTTTGGGTTTAGAATGGCTGCAACCGAATCCTCGAAAAGGAGTGACCCGTGCCGCTGGTGAGCGAGGCCGAGCTAGCTCAAATACTCAAGCGCCACCGCAAGACCATTCGCGAAGCCGTTGCTAAAGGCCGGCTCACCCAGCGGCCTGATAAATTGTTCGATCGCGATGAGGCCGTCAAAGAGTTCGCAGAAACCACACATCATGAACGAGGCCATAACAACATGCATGGTCCGGTAGCGGCAGCGCAGGCGGCCGATGGCGCCGCACCATTACCGGAGATTGAAGCGGCGGAGATCCCGCTGCCCTCGGAAACGAAAAGCACAGCCTACGCGAAAGCTCGCGCCGGCACACAGATCTATGAAGCGCTATTGAAAAAATTGCGTTATGAAGAACGCGCCAAAAATCTGATGCCTACAGCCGAAGTGGAAAATGCGCGCTTCACCGAATTCCGCATTTTGCGCGAAGCATGTTTCAACATTCCGCCGCGCGTGGCCGCACTGATTGCCGGGGAATCCGACGTAACGCGTTGTCAGCAATTGCTTGAAGCCGAGTTGACGACCGTGTTTTCGGCCTTCGCCGACGGCCAGCTGGCGGACGGGAAACTATGACGGCCGCCGCCAAGCTGCATGCCGCGCTGCCTGGTTTGGCCGATGGCTTTGAAGTTTCGCAGCGCGCCTGCCGTGCTGGCGCACGCCCCGATCCCAAGCTGCGCATCAGTGAGTGGGCCGATCAATATCGCATCATGACTACGCGCTCATCGCCTGAACCGGGCTTGTGGCGCACCAGCCGCACGCCGTTCCTGCGCGACATCATGGACGCATTGATGGCGGATTCGCCGTGGGAACGCGTCGTGTTTATGAAAGGCAGTCAGGTCGGCGCCACCGAAAGCGGCAATAACTGGATCGGCTACGTGATCCACCTCGCGCCCGGTCCCATGCTGGTGGTGCAGCCGACCGAGACCATGGCCAAGCGCAATTCGAAACAGCGTATCGGTCCATTGATCGAAGATTCGCCGGTGTTGCATTCGCTGGTGCGTTCACCCAAATCGCGCGATTCGGGCAATACCATTCTGGCCAAAGAATTCCTAGGCGGCATTCTGGTGCTGGCCGGCGCCAATTCGGCCAAGCAGCTGCGCTCCATGGCGGTACGCTACCTGTTCTTGGATGAAGTGGATGCATATCCACCCAACGTGGACCGCGAAGGCGAGCCGTGCGATCTGGCGATCGCGCGCACGGCCAATTTCCGGCAGCGGAAAATCTTCATCGCTTCCACGCCGACGATTGCTGGCCGCAGCCGCATCGAAACCTTTTTCGAGCAAAGCGACCAAAACTATTTTTACGTGCCGTGCCCGCGCTGCAATAAGTTGATCGCGCTATTGCCGGAACAATTGGGCTGGTCGGCGACGGCGGCGCATACTGCGTCCTACCGCTGCCAAGAGTGCGAAAAAGAAATCTTCGATCACGAAAAAACAGCTATGCTGGATCGCGGCGAATGGCACGCTACTCGCTCGGGCGATGGCGTGACACGCGGCTATCACCTATCGAGTCTGTACTCGCCGGTGGGTTGGTTGAGCTGGACGCAGATCCTGCGCAAACGCGAAGCCGCGCTGGAATCGCCGGAAAAACTACAAGCTTTCTACAATACCATTCTTGGACTGACGTGGGCCGATCAAGGCGAGGCGCCAGACGTGGACCGGCTGTACGAGCGGCGTGAATCGTATGTGATCGGCGAAGTGCCCGAAGGCGGCTTGGTGCTGACCGCAGGCGCCGATGTGCAGGCCAACCGCATTGAGTGCGAGATCGTCGCCTGGGGCCGCAACCGGATCTCCTGGTCAGTCGATTACCGCGTGCTCGAAGGCAACACCAACCAGCCGCAAGTGTGGGAGCAACTCAGCCGATTGATGGATGAGGAGTTTCCGAGCTGCTATGGCGGTGCGCTGCGCATTCAGAAACTAGCAGTCGATTCGGGCTTTCAGACCATGCGCGTCTACGACTGGGTGCGCAGCATGCTGGCGCAACGCGTGATGGCGGTTAAAGGCGAGAATCATACCCACATCTCCGCTTTTGTGGGCGCACCCTCGATGATTGAAGTGGGACCAGGCGGACGCATGATCCGCGGCGGCGTGCGTCTGTGGCCGGTGAACACGTCGCTTGGCAAAGAAGAGCTTTATCGCGCGCTGCGGCTGAGTGCGCCCGATCCATCGATCGGCGAAGAGTGGCCTGCCGGATATTGCCACTTCCCGGCCTATTCCAAGGAATTTTTCGAGCAATTGTGCGCCGAGCAGCTGATCACGCATACGCTCGCCGGCCGTACTACCACCCGCTGGGAAAAGCGTCGCGACCGCAATGATGCACTCGATTGCCGCATCTACGCCCGCGCTGCTGCCGCCACATTGCGCCTGGAAACCTGGCCGGCCAAGCGCTGGGATGAGATCGAGAATGCGCTGCGCGGCGGTTCCGCAGCCGGCGCCAAAATCAGCGCCTTGCGCGGTGGCGGATTCAAGCCACGCTCGCCCGTGCCCGAATTTCGGCCCATGAAAGCCAGCGAGGGCTTTTTAGAATGAGTCTAATTTTATGACACCGAATGGAAGACCGCTCCGGGCGCCCGCGCCTATGCCGGCCAACTTCAAGCTGGCGCTGCCGCGCGCTATCGACCCCGGCTTGGCCCAGATCTGGCTGACGCAGGCTCAAGACGCCCTGTTCAAGCTGCTTACGGGCCAGTTACCGTCGGGCGTAGATACGCCACAGCTCGGCCGCGTGACCTTCAGCGCCACCAACGTGGCTGACTTACAACGCTTGATCGATTACCTCAACGGCATCGTCGCCTCCAGCGGTTCGACCACCAATGGCACGAGCGGCGCTGTGCGCAAACCGTTCAGCTTCTATGGATGGCCATAAAAAGGAGACATGACTGATGGCTCTCAACATTACCGAGACGATGAGTCTCACGCAAGCTTTGGCGGCGGCGCCTCCGGCGGCGGCTTCCGCTCCCAAGACCGTATCCATCGCCGGCATGAAAATCAACCAGACCGGGGCGCGCGTAGCGAGCGGGATCTCTACCGTCACCAGTACGGCAGCAGTCATCGATGTGAGCGCGCTGGGCGGCGGCATCTTGGGACGCTATGCCATCAAAAATCTGGACGGCGTGAATAATTTGAGCGTGCTGCGATCGATCGCCGACCCGGCGTT